CTTTAGTCTCCCTGGCAGGTTAGTAGTCTTCCTCATTGACGGCGGGGATGGATCCCCGCCGTCTTTGAGACTTCGATTAAGCCCCAGATGAATACGTTATCTCGTAAGGGGATTGGTTTTGCAATCGGGGCATCTGCGCTACCTTTACAGGTACCGCGATGATACTGATTGTTTCTCCAATTCCGACTACGGGATTCGCATCCCATCTGGGAACTACTGAATCAGGATACGAGACCGGGACGAGCATGATGCCCGTCTTAGTTTTCGGTGTGGGCCCGTTAGGAATAATGGGTTCCCATCCTGATTCGTTGTTGGCGTTACTCATATGTTTATGATTGACGTTAGTTAGTCGAGGTTCGTTGCGATGGATCGCACACAGTGTGGCATGCTCTAGGAAAGGAAACCATATGGTCCCTTTTAAGAGCCTAGATGTCGGTATAAACCTCATCACCACCACTCTGTGCGACGTTCAATACGCGCATGGAAGTGTATTCAACACTAAAGCCCTTCGCTTGACTGTTCAAAAAGTCAAGAAAAGGGCTCTTGCCGAAGGAATGGGTTTCTTTACAAAAACCCTACCACGTCTGGGGAAAGCCTTTGATAAGGCTATCTCTGGAGAGGCTCAACTAAACGCTACTCAATTGGGATTCGAAAGAATCTCATCTGAGTCAGAACTTCCGAGGTTTCTCGGTGAGTTCTTTAGTAAAGTCCTCCAACCAAACGGGGCTCTCCTTGAGCAACCGTGTGCAGCTAGCGTCGGTGTAATAAGACAAATCTTGTACTCATTTTATAAGTACAAGCTGCCCTATTCCGATGAAGACGAACAAGAAGTCATTAGTAAGTTTGAAAAAACTGAAAATGACCTCATCACCGTGGAGACAAAGCTTCTTGAGATTGAAGCCTCTTATCTTCAAAGCGGCCGCCGTAGGTCTCGTCCTTCTGATAAAGAAGTTAAAGAACCTGTAGCAGTCGTTCGCGACGCACGTAAGCTTCTTGCGAAGCTTTTCGCGCGTTTTGACCCGCTCGCAATCCATCCGAAGCACGGACCTGGCGTTGTTGCTACCAAGCAACAAGGTCCAGGGAAGTACCTTTGGACGAACGTGAGTAGGAAAATCACAGACGTATATCCGTTCGATGCGTATTTCTGCGCCTCGCTTGGACACGTCTGCGACCGTTATGATACGTTTATACGTATTGATGACAAAGAGCTTCCGGCCAAGGTTATCCTTGTTCCGAAAGACTCTCGCGGGCCCCGTTTAATATCATGCGAACCTGTTGATTATCAATGGGTTCAGCAAGGTTTAGGGGGGGCCATAGTGACCCTTGTAGAACGGCATCCACTAACGAGTGGTAATATCCGTTT